TTGCAGAAACCTTAATTTAAGAAAATACTATGGCAGAAATACAATCAATGAATATGGCCGATGCGGCCAGTGCTATCTCGGCAATGTTAGCCCCCGAACAGGGACAAGCAGAACTTGACGAGACGCAGCCAGCCGAAGAGTCTGAAGAGGACTTAGAGGCAGCGGCTTCTGAGGAGGATGAGTCTGGTGTGGAAGACGCGCCAGACGAAGAGACCCCAGAGGAACAGTCAGGAGAAGAGGAAGAGACCGAAGAGGGCGAACAGCCACAGACTTTCACTGTCAAAGTTGACGGCAAGGAAGTTTCTGTCACGCTAGACGAACTCCAGAAGGGATACTCCAGAACTCAGGACTACACTCGGAAAACGCAGCAGATTGCCGAAGTGCGAAAGCAAGTCGAGCAAGAGACTTATGCAGTCCGAGCCGAGCGTGAGCAATACGCTCAATTGTTGGGAGCATTGCAAGCCCAACTTCAGTCTTCAGAGCCTCAAGTCGATTTGGAACGTCTTTATCATGAAGACCCTATCGAGTGGGTGAGGCAAAAGGAAGTCATGCGGGAGAGACAAGAGAAACTAGGTGCTATTCAGTCCGAACAGCAACGACTTTCTCAAGTGTCCCAGTATGAACAGCAGCGCGCCATGGAAGCCCAACTTGCAAGCCAGCAAGAAGCTCTCTTGGCAGCCTTACCTGATTGGAAAGACCCCAAGAAGGCAAAGGCCGAAAAGGCGCTGGTGATTGAGTCTGCGAAGGCAGCAGGCTTTACCGATGAAGACTTGAAGAGCGTTTACGACCACCGACTGGTTTTACTGCTGCGCAAAGCGGCACTGTTTGACCAGATGGTAAGTAAGCGCCAAGGCATTAAGCCTGTGGTGAACAATGGCCCACGAACAGCCAAGCCTGGTGCAGCTGGTCGGGTTTCGACAACAACTGAGAGTGTGCGAGCAAAGCAGCGTCTTGCAAAAACTGGTCGCATCGATGATGCGGCTTCTGCAATTGAACATTTATTGAAATGAGGAAATTATGGCTATCGTAAGTAACACATTCTTGACTTACTCTGCAAAGGGTATTCGGGAAGATTTGAGCAATATCATTACAAATATTGCGCCTTAACTTGAGGGCCGTTGCAGAGTAATTTGCAATTGATACTAGGAGAATTGCTGGGAACCCCTAACGGATAGGCAGCCGAGGGCAATCAGCAGCCGAGCCTCGAAAGAGGAAGGTTCAACGACTAGATCGAAAGATCGTAGGACCAAGTGGTCCGAAGCACCTAGCCCCACGAAAGTGGGTGAAGATATAGTCTGATCTGCATAGAAATATGCAGTCCCTAACGGGAGGTAAGGTCTAACGAGCCTTGCTCAACATAGATGGAAGAAACGCCTTATATGTCAAACATTGGCCGTGAAAACGTGTCCAACGCATTGTTTGAATATCAGACCGATACATTGGCCGCAGCTGCTGCCAATGCCCAGTTAGAGGGTGACGATGTCGCATCATTTGACTCTGTGACTGCTACTGTGCGTATGCAAAACTATGCGCAGATTTCACGCAAGACAATCATCTTGTCAGCCACTGAAGAAGTGGTCAACAAGGCAGGGCGTCGCAGTGAACTGGCCTACCAAATCGCGAAGCGTGGCGCGGAATTACGTCGCGACCAAGAATTCGTGATGTTGAATGGCGGTGTTGCTGTTGCTGGTGATTCGACCACAGCTCGCGTGACTGCTTCTTTGGGCGCGTTTATTAAGACAAACACCGACAAAGGTTCTAGCGGTGCTGATCCATCTTACACAACGCTGCCAAACAGCGCCCGTACAGATGGCACAGTGCGCACATTCACTGAAACCATTCTCAAGAATGTGATTCAAAAAGTGTGGACACAAGGTGGTACACCTAAGATTTTGATGTGCGGTCCTGTTAACAAGCAGCGCGTGTCAGGTTTCTCTGGTATTGCCTCAAGCCGTTTCAACATTGATGGTGGTGCAAAACCTGCCACATTGGTCGGGGCCGTTGACATTTATGTCAGCGATTTCGGAAACGTGCAAGTTATTGCGAACAGATTCCAACGTGAGCGTGATGCATGGGTGATCGATCCTGATTACGCCAAAATGACTGTGCTGCGCCCTTACCAGCAAGTCGAATTGGCCAAGACTGGCGATGCTGAAAAGCGTATGCTGATCGTGGAATGGGGTCACAAAGTATTGGCTGAAAATGCCCATGGTTTGGCCGCTGACTTGATCACTTCTTAATCGAAGCAAACTGAAAGGGCCAGGGAAACTTGGCCCTTTTTTTAACATGATTCATAAAAGACTATTTAGCGAAAACAAAGATCAAGGCATCAAACGCATTTGGCATGAGAATGCTGAAACTGGCGATGTGACCATTGAGACCCAACAAGATGTCACAGCGGTGATTGAGGCCAACAAGGCCATCTATAACGCTGTGGATGAGAAAGCCAACTGGACTGGTGAATGGCACTTGGTGGCATCCATCCCCGAATCCCTTTATTACAAGATGAAGGCCGAGGGCAAGATCGATGACCAGGAATATATGAAGCGCTGGCTCAACGACTCCGACAACCAATTTTTTAGAACTAGACCTGGGAAAGTATGAACTACATTGCAGTCTGCACCCCTGCCCGTGATCAGGTCCACACAAATTACACATATTGCATGGTCAATATGGTGGCTTATCACACACTCAACACCGAAGACGCTATCAGCCTGAAATTGATGCAAGGCACGATTATCCAAAACCAAAGGGCTGACCTTTGCTTGGATGCCATGGCCGAAGGCTGCACCCATATCCTTTTCATTGACTCGGACATGACATTTCCACAAGACATGGTCCAGCGGCTGCTGAAGCACGACAAAGAGATTGTGGCTGCCAACTGTGCCAGGCGCAGAATGCCAACTGGTCCAACTGCCCAGAACTATGACGCTGAAGGAAAGCGCCAGGCGGTCTACACCATGCCAGAATCCACTGGATTGGAAGAGGTGGGAAGCATTGGAACGGGCATAATGCTGATCAAGCGCGAGGTGTTTGAGGGCATGAGCGAGCCATGGTTTGATATGCCATGGCAGACCACACGGGGCTACATGGGTGAGGATGTGTTCTTTTGTAAGAAAGCTCAAGAGCTTGGCTACAAAGTCTACATCGACCATGACGTTTCAAAAGAAATTGGCCACATTGGCACATTTGAATTTCGCCACGAACACACTTGGATTGTGAAAGAAGAGATGGAAAAAGAGGCGAAAAATGGCACTTAGCACTTACGCAGAATTAAAGACATCCATTGGTGACTGGCTTAATCGGTCGGACCTTACTTCTGTCATTCCTGACTTTATCTCTCTGGCCGAGGCTCAAATTGAGAGAACACTGCGCACCAGGCAGATGCTGACCAGGTCAAATTTGACAGTGGATGGAGAATTTGAGTCAACGCCTAACGACTTTTTGGAAGTCAAAGCATTTAAATTAACCAGCACAAATCCAGACACGCCTTTGTCTTTTATGACAATGGATGCCTTGGATCAGGAATCGACAAAATTTACGGCCAGTGGAAGGCCAAAGTTTTTTGGTGTGGTTGGTACTCAATTCAGATTTGTGCCAACGCCAGATGCCAGCTACACGGCAGAAATTGTGTACTTTGCAAACCTTAACAAACTGTCTGTAAGTGTTGCAACCAATTTTATTTTGACATCGAGTCCTGACATTTATCTGTATGGATCACTTCTCCAGGCTGCGCCATATCTGCAAGATGATGCGAGAATTCAAGTGTGGGCGACTCTTTATGAACGCGCATTAAATGACTTGCAAGTGGCCGATGACCGAGGCTCGACCTCCGGAGGCAATTTGTTGACTCGCGCAAAAACTTTTGGTTAAGGACTAAAAATGGCAGATACCACAACCACAAACCTATTGCTGACCAAGCCAGAGGTTGGGGCTTCAACTGACACATGGGGCAGCAAAGTCAATGCTGACCTCGATTTAATTGATGCATTGTTTGATGCTGGCCCACTGTTAAAAGTGACAAAAGGCGGCACTGGTGTCGGCACAAGCACAGGCTCTGGCAACAATGTGTTGTCCACTAGCCCCACACTTGTCACGCCAGTTTTAGGCACTCCAACATCAGTAACACTGACCAATGCCACAGGCTTGCCAATTTCAACTGGCGTGAGTGGTTTGGGTGCTGGCATAGCCACTTTCTTGGCCACTCCATCATCTGCCAATTTGGCTTCTGCTGTAACAGATGAAACAGGCACTGGTAATTTGGTATTTACAAATTCACCCACTTTGGTGACTCCAGCCCTTGGAACACCATCTGCTGCTGTACTGACCAATGCCACCGGACTGCCTTTAACCACTGGGGTGACTGGTATTTTGCCGATAGCGAATGGCGGCACGGGAGCGTCAACGGGTCTGCCTTTAGCTACTGGCGTGACTGGGACATTGGCAGTGGCCAATGGCGGCACTGGCCAGACAAGCTACACCAATGGCCAGCTGCTGATTGGTAACAGCACTGGTAACACTTTGACTAAGGCATCTTTGACAGCTGGGTCTGGCGTGACCATTACACCAGGCGCTGGGTCTATTGAAATTGCATTCACTGGACCAGGCTCTGGCTCAGTGACAAGTGTGGGTGTATCAGGCGGCACAACTGGACTGACTACAAGCGGTGGCCCGATCACCTCCTCTGGCACAATTACCCTGGCAGGCACACTAGCCCCAACCAATGGCGGTACTGGCATAACCACAACAACCCCGTACAGCGTTGTGTTCTCAGGCACTACAGCCACTGGAAACTTTCAAGCCGCGGCTGGACCTGGCACGGCAACACACGTTTTAACAAGTAATGGTGCTGGTGCATTACCAACTTTTCAAGCACTACCAGCAAGTGGTGTCACAACAGGTAAAGCTATTGCCTTGGCAATGCTCTTTGGTTTTTAAGGAAATATTATGGCAAATCCTAATATCGTAAACGTCACAAGTATTATCGGTAATACCTTATCGGTTGCTGTGGGTACAAGTGCAACTCAACTTGCATCAAACGCTGCATCAAGCAATAAAGTATTCAAGATTAATTCAATCTTGATTGCCAACATTGATGGCACAGTAGCGACTGACATCACAGTCAATATTTATTCTGCTGCTTCTTTAGGTGGAACGGCAACAGCAATTGCGTCAACCATCTCTGTTCCAGCAGATGCTTCATTGATTATTAGTGATAAAACTACTGCATTTTATTTGCTAGAGAATCAATCAATTGGTGCGATTGCTAGTGCGTCTGGCGACTTGGTTGCCACGATTAGCTTTGAAGAAATCACATAAGGATTCACAATGTCCATTCGTTATATAGGCGGTGTAATTTCCGCTACTGCACCTACAGTTTCTTCTAGTGCAGCTAGTGGAGTGTGGACACTTGACCAAGCCGTACAGTATATAAAAGCAGGCACATGGCCTATATTCAATCCCAATTGGATTGGCTTTCTTAATGATGCTTCTGACACAGACAATGCAAACTCAGTAGCAGTAGATTCTGCTAAAAATTTCTATATATGCGGAGTCTCAAGAATAAGCTCTGTAGCTGCTTTCCAGATTGCTAAATACAATATTGCTGGCGTAATCCAATGGCAAAGAACTTTGAGTAGTGGTTCTGGTGATACTGGTAATGGAGTATCTGTAGATTCTGCTGGTAATGTTTATGTTTGTGGTGTTTCAAATGGTAATTATCAAGTAGCTAAATACAACACAAGTGGAACAATTCAATGGCAAAAGAATTTTACAGGGACTGCAAACTCAGTTGCTGTAGATTCTTCTGGCAATGTTCATGTTTTGGGAGTACCTAATGTTAGTGACTTTCAAATAATTAAATACGACACAGATGGTACAGTTTTATGGCAAAGAAAGTTAGCTGGTAATGCTGATGTTGGAAATGGAATAGCAGTAGATTCGTCTGGCAATGTCTTTGTTTGCGGATATTCAAATAACTCTGGCACATACGATATGCAATTAGCAAAGTATGACAGTAGTGGAACAATCCAATGGCAAAGGTATTTGGGTGGTAGTGGTAGTAACTATGCGTTTGGAGTAGCAACAGATTCATCTGGCAATGTTTTTATGTGCGGACAGCTTGATAGTTACCCAAACGATGACTTTAATATTGCCAAGTATGACTCTAGTGGAACAATTCAATGGCAAAGAAGATTGGGTGGCGGTGCGGCATCTGATGTTGGTTATTCAGTAGCAGTAGATTCTTCTGGTAATCCTTATTTCTTTGGTGTTTCAAGTAAGTCTGGAACATCCGATTTCCAAATTGCAAAGTACAACACCAGCGGGACAATCCAATGGCAAAGAAGGTTGGGTAGTAGCGGCACTGACATTGGCAGGTCAATAGCAACAGATACGTCTAATAATATCTATATTGGTGGATATTCGGGTATTAGTGGAACAAACGCTTTTATGTTTGCCAAATTGCCTAACGATGGTTCTTTGACAGGAACTTATACAGTTGGTGGAAATTCATTAACTTACGCTGCTTCTTCATTGGCAGATGCTTCTTCTTCAATGACAGATGCGGCATCTTCATTGACATCATCAACGTCTACAGTATCACCCGCAACTTCTGGATTAACTTCTGCAACGTCTTCATTAACTTCATCGGTAACAACAATATGACCACATACATCAAACTTTCAACTTCTGAATATCCAAGACACATTGGTGATATACAGCTTGACTCTGCTGGTATGGCTGATTACGCAGAAGTGCAATGGGTTGACAAACCTACAATCAATGCCCAACGTGAACGTGCCTATGTTGGTGCGCCAGTTCAATCCAATGGTCAATGGTTAACAAATTGGGTTATCACTCAAATACCAGACTCTGAGGAAGCCGTAAAAGTTCGTGAGCAACGCAATCAAAAGTTGAAAGACTCTGATTGGACACAACTAGCTGATTCGCCAATGGATAAAACTGCTTGGGCAACATATCGTCAATCATTGCGTGATGTAACTGCACAATCTGGATTCCCTTGGACAATCACATGGCCTGATGCACCATGACGCAAGAAGTCACCCACGAACAAATCTACGAAAGACTGCTTGCAGTTGAAACTAAGGTAGATACCATCGACAAGAACACACGAGGTCTTGTAGAGGCTATAAACGCTTTAGATGGGGCTTTTAAAGTGCTTGGATGGATAGCCTCTGCTGCCAAGCCTATTCTGTGGGTGGGTGGGTTGGTCATGGCTGCTGGCGCTGTCTGGCAGACTTGGATTAAAAAATGAAAGACTGGGCCGTGGCAATCATTGCTGCGGTTTGCATCACTGCATTTGTAATTTGGTGCAGTTTTGTCATTGTTTTGATGTGGCCATGATCTATGCTCTGGTCCTATTAGCAGCAACCACAGAATATCGATGCACCAGGTGGACATGGACTGGTGATGTCTACAATCGGAAGGTTGTTTGTCTCAAGTGGGAGAAGAGAAAATGATCGATCCAATCACGGCCCTAGCAGGGATACAAAGCGCCATTAGCATGGTCAAGAAGGCAGCAAATGTTGCCAATGACTTAGGCTCACTTGCGCCCATGATTGGCAAACTTTTCGATGCCAAGTCAACTGCCACCAAAGCCATGCTCCAAGCCAAGCAGTCTGGCAAAGGCAGCAACATGGGGACAGCCCTCCAGATCGAGATGGCACTTGAGCAGGCCAGAGCATTTGAGGAAGAGCTGAAAATGCTTTTCATGCAGACAGGCAAGATCGATGTCTGGAACAAGATCAAAGCCAGGCAGGCCGAGATGGACCTTGCTGATGCCAAAGAAATAAGCGCATTAAAGAAGGCAGAGAAAGCAGCCAAAGAGAAAGAGCAAGAACAACTAGAGATTGGCCTGGCAATTGGTGGAGTCTGCTTTGTTTTGTTTCTGGTGTTTGTCGGTGTGAATGAATTGATGGAATTTTGCGCAGCTACTAGAAGGTGTGGTCGGTGAATGAGTATCAAAAGACCTTTGACCTATGCCTCAAGATATTCGTTTACGGGTGTGTGGCGCTTTATTTTTTGGGGTTTATGAAATTCTTACCTGATGATCTGTCTGACAGAATTGTCAATTTAATGCTTGGCAAAATAGGATTGGGCAAATGAGATATTTATTGCTTTTGTTACTTCTGACTGGTTGCGAAGAGAAATATCGCTACAAGTGCCAGAATCCTGACCAATTCCACGCACCAGAGTGCCAAAAGCCTAGATGTCTGTTTACCCAGACTTGTCCAGAATACTTGGTAGCACCAATCTTGGAGAAAAAAGTTGACGAAGTTAAGCCTAACAACTGAAGAAATTGAGGTCAGAGTCTGGAGCATTGTGGTGCTTGCTGTCACTCTGATTCTTTTCTTTATCGTGATTGCTCTTTTGTACTCTGTGACTTTTGTCACCCAGCCAATCAAGAGCATGGCCCCGATTGACCAGGCATATACCAAGATGCTGAACGATATCGTTCTATTGATTGTGGGCGGCATTGGCGGTGTTATCGGTAAACGGGCAATGACTTCTAGGCAGCAGCCACCCATGGGCCAGCCAATGTGCCAACCCATGCAAGGTGGTTACGGCCAATATGGATACAGCAACAATCACGGGTTTAATGCCACCACCAATGGCATCCCCAATCAACCATTTGGCGCTATGCCCAAGTGGACCAATCCACAATTAGACGAGTCTTGGACACCTGGTCCACCACCCACAACGCCACCGGATCATCTTGAAGATGACCATGAGCGCGAACAGCTGGCGCAGGCCAGACAGGAGTCAGAATAATGTTTGGCATCCCACTACCCTATATCGCCCTGGCAATCGGCATTGCCTTGTTTGGCTCTTACCGAGGTGGCTATCACTTTGGCTGGGAAGACAGGGACAATGACATGAAGATTGCCATTGCCCAAAAGAATGATGAAGCCAGAGCCAAAGAGAAAGAGCTTGGCGAGAAACTACAAGATCAGGAAACGAAACTCAGAAAGGCCCAAGATGATGTCAAGAAAAAACAGTCTGCTATGCATGAGCTTGCTCGCACTGGTCGGTTGCGCCTCCCAACCGCAAGTTGTCCACAAAACAGTGCAAGTGCCACCATTGCCACTGGAAATACACAACCCAGCCAGTCCGATGCAAGCGAATCTGAGCGACAGACTATTGCAGCTCTTATCGATATCGCAGCCGATGGAGACAAAGCCATTGCCAAACTCAACGCCTGCGCCAGCGCCTATGAAGAAGTAAGGAGACTTGTCAATGGTCAATAGTCAGCAGCTCCAGCAACTGCACATTGGCCCAGAGTGGGTCGATGCGCTTAATGAGACTTTCCAGCGCTTTGACATTTCAACGCCATTGCGCCAGGCTGCATTCATTGGCCAGTGCAGCCATGAGTGTGGCAATTTCAGAATCCTAGAAGAGAACTTAAATTACAGGGCAGAGGCTTTGCAAAAGCTCTGGCCCAAGCGCTTTGACGCGGCCAAGGCCCAAGCCTGCGCCAGAAACCCAAAACTCATTGCAAATACTGTTTACAGCAACCGAATGGGCAATCGAGATGAGGCCAGTGGTGATGGATATCGTTTCCGAGGCCGTGGTTGCATTCAATTGACAGGCTCTGCCAACTACCACCACGCTGGCCAAGCGCTTGGCGTGGACCTGATCATGCAGCCGGAGCTGGTGGCCACGCCCCAGTATGCAGCGCTCACTGCCGGATGGTTTTGGAACACCCACAAGCTCAATCAGTATGCGGATAGTCAAGACTATCGGACCTTGACCAAAAAGATCAATGGCGGATTTATTGGATTAGATGATAGGATTAAGCATATAAATGAAGCACTTGCAGTGCTTACTTAAATTAAATTGACATATAAGTCATATAAGGTGCTGATATGTCAAACATTCCCACACCAGAAGACGCTGCACACTTTGCACAAAGTGTCAGGAAATGGCAAGCAATTCTTAATCTTGGCGACTGGCGCATAGAGAAGGGATTAAAGCCTGCAAAGAATGCCATGGCCTCAGTGGAATTCAATGAGGGCGCGAGGCTGGCCACATATCGTTTGGGTGACTTTGGCGCGGAAAAAATTACGAAGGAATCTTTGGACCAGACGGCCCTGCATGAACTGCTTCATGTCTTTTTGCATGACCTTATGACAGTGGCCCAAGACCCCAAGTCATCTCAAGATGAGATTGAGACGCAAGAGCATAGGGTGGTCAATCTGCTAGAAAAGTTGTTGATTAAGGATTCCCATGAGTGGACATAATGAAACTTGCACAGACACTGAATTTATCCAGTTGTGGGGTCAACTTCAGTCTGCCACAAGAGTGGCCGAGCATCTTGCAATAAGTGTCAGAGCCACTCATTTACGCAGAAGGTGGATTGAAAAACAATACAACATGGCACTTCCCGCAATTGACCATCGTGGTGTTAAATACGATAAAAACAAACCCAAGTCATTTTCACCACTCAAGCAAGTTGAGCTTGGAATGCTGGATGGCACTGTGATTGTGTTCTCTGATGCGCACTTCATACCTGGTCAAAGAACAACGGCCTTTAAGGGTCTTTTGTGGGCCATCCAAGAATTCAAGCCCAAGGCCATCATCTGCAATGGGGATGCGTTTGATGGTGCATCTATCAGCCGCCATGACATTACTGACCAGCCTCAGACTTCAGTTGTCCAAGAATTGAAAGCCTGCCAAGGTGCATTGGGGGAGATCGAGGAAGTGGCCAAGGCAGCGAGGCACAATGTAAAGCTACTGTTTACATGGGGCAATCACGATATTCGATTTGGCAATAGATTAGCGCAACACGCACCACAATACAAAGAAGTATTGGGATTTAAGTTGACAGACCATATCCCAGATTGGGACTTCTGTTGGGCAGTATGGCCTACTGAGAATGTCATTATCAAGCACCGATATAAGGGTGGAGTCCATGCCACACACAACAATACTGTCAATGCGGGTGTTTCGGTGGTCACGGGGCATCTGCATAGCCTCAAAGTGACCCCTTTTAGCGACTATAACGGGGTTCGATACGGGGTGGATACAGGGACATTGGCTGAGACTGATGGGCCACAATTTACTTATGCCGAGATAAACCCCAATAACCACAGATCGGGCTTTGCGGTGCTGAACTTCTTCAATGGTCGATTGTTATGGCCAGAACTGGTCCATAAATTTGATGAGGACATGATCCAGTTTAGGGGTGAGGTCATTGATGTGGGGGAATTTTGAGCGCCTGGCTGATCATTCTGACTGGGGCGATCTATGCCTACATTGCTGGGGAGCAGCTGCTTAAAGGCAATGCGTCTATGGCGGTGGTCTATGCAGGCTACGCATTTTCAAATGTGGGGCTGTATTTGATGGCCAAGTAAGCTCCATTTAGGGCAAAATTGAGCCATGGCCACCAAACAGCAACAACTTGAAGCCCCATCCATACCGAGTCTGGGTTATCCCCCAGAGGTGTATGAGCGCAGGAATTTCAACGAGAACAATAGCGCCTTAAACATTTTCTTTAGAAAACTGACCACAAACCTTGGTTCTTTGTTTGGACCAAGGGGTGGCAAGTTTATGAATAACCCTCATGGGGCATTTCAAGACTCGACCGATCAAGTGGCTGCCAACACCACCACGGCCTATCCGGTCACATTCAACACCACAGACTTTGCCAATGGCGTGACTATTGCCAGTGGATCAAGGATCACTGTGGCCGATGCCGGAATCTGGAACTTGCAGTTTTCTATTCAGTTTACAAATACGACAAATTCTTCTCAGGATGTGGATGTCTGGTTTCGGGTCAATGGTACAAATGTAGCTAACTCAAACAGCAGATTTGGCTTTGCACCCAGAAAAAGTCCTGGAGACCCGTATCACACCATTGCTGCCATGAATTACTTTGTCAGCTTAAATGCGACCAACTATGTTGAGATAATGTGGAGGCCAACCGACACGGGTGTGTCCATTGAGCAATACGCTGCTGGAACAAGCCCAACACGGCCAGCAGTCCCATCAGCCATTGTCACAATGAGCTTTGTGTCTAACATTACCTAAATACTGCCATGTACATACCACTCAAATTACCGCCAGGCATTTATAGAAACGGCACTGAATACCAGGCAGCAGGCCGATGGTATGACGCAAACCTAGTTCGCTGGTATGAGAACACTTTACGGCCCATGGGTGGCTGGAGAAAACGTGCATCTGGCCAAATGTCTGGTTCATGCCGAGGGTTCATCACTTGGCGCGATAACAGTGCTAATCGATTTATTGCAGCTGGTACGCATACCAAACTGTATGCGATGAATGAGGCTGGAACACTTAAAGAAATTACGCCAACCGGATTCACAGCTGGATCGGCCAGTGCATTGTCCACGACAGGCTATGGGTACAGCACTTATGGCTCACTGGCCTATGGTACGCCACGGCCAGACACTGGAACAATTACCCCGGCCACCACATGGTCCATGGACACATGGGGTGAGTATTTGATTGCCTGCTCCAATGCCGATGGCAAGCTCTATGAATGGCAGTTGGGGTTTACAACACCGACACTGGCAGCGGCAATTACCAATGCGCCAGTCAACAATAAAGCTGTTTTGGTCACTTCAGAGCGCATTATGTTTGCCCTTGGCGCTGGTGGAAACCCGAGAAAAATACAGTGGTGCGACCAAGAAAATAACACTCTATGGACACCAGCTGGTGACAATCAGGCAGGCGATTATGAGCTGGCAACGCCTGGCACATTGCTCGCTGGCAAGCGCGTCAAGGGTGTAAACCTACTCTTTACAGATGTGGATGTCCACACGGCCCAGTATGTTGGCGCACCATTTGTCTATGGCTTTGAGAAGGCTGGATCAGGTTGTGGTCTTATTTCGGCCCAGGCAGTGGCGGCTATTGATACGGCAGCCATTTGGATGTCACGCGCAGGCTTTTGGATTTATGACGGCTATGTCAAGCCACTGCCAAGTGATGTCTCGGATTATGTCTTTGGCAATATGAACTTTAACCAGGCATCCAAAGTCTATGCTGTCCACAATAGTAAATTTGGTGAAATCTGGTGGTATTACCCAAGCAGCTCAAGTAATGAAAATGACTCTTATGTCACTTTCAATTACAGAGAAAATCACTGGAACATAGGCGCATTGGCCCGTACTGCTGGCACTGACTCTGGGGTTTTTGTTAACCCATTGATGGTTTCAACCGATGGCTTTATCTATGAGCATGAGGTCGGTTTTGCCTATGACAGCGCCAGCCTTTATGCCGAGTCTGGACCAGTCCAGTTGGGCAATGGCGACAATATCATGTCTGTGCGTCAAGTTATTCCAGATGAGCAGACACTGGGTGAGGCGGTGGTTTCATTTAAAACCCGCAATTACCCGACAGGCACACAATCCACATTTGGACCATATACGGCAGCCAACCCGACTTCAGTCCGGTTTTCTGGCCGTCAGGTCAATGTGAAGGTGACTGGCAACACTTTGGCCGACTGGCGTGTTGGCGTGATGAGATTAGAGGCTGTGCCGTCTGGTAAGCGATGAGTGATCAAGAGCATTTGGAAAGGTTGCGCCACCATGTGGAGGCGGCATTAGAATACTCTGGAGGCACACATAATTTTGACGATGTCGCTGAGATGGTTGAGGATCACAGATTACAGCTGTGGCCAGCCAAGGACTCGGTGGTGTTGACAGAGATCATTGTCTATCCCAGGCTAAAGAATTTGCATTATTTTCTGGCTGGTGGCGACCTAGATGAACTCTCAAGGATGAGACCATTGATCGAATCCTGGGGCAAATCAGTTGGTTGCACCAGGGTGACTTTGGCAGGCCGAAGAGGCTGGGCAAAGACATTTTTGAAAGACGAAGGTTACAGTCCACAATGGTCTGTAATGGCAAAGGAACTTTAGGGGATAAATATGGCATCAGAAGCACTCAATTGGGCATTGGCCAACGGCATGACGCAGGCCGAATTTGATCGGAACATTTTCAACGCTGTGCTTGACGCACAGAAAAACAATACCAGCAATGCGCTTTTACGCATTGAGATGGACCGACTTGGCATTAGTCCAGAAGATGTGGCCCGTGCTACTGGTGTTACGACTCAGAGTGTTGCGTCTCAATACACGGCAGCAGTGCCAAAGACTGAGGCTGAATTAATTGCCAATGCCGCGGCTGATGCAGAACTTGCAGCCCGTACAGCCAGAGACAGAACAGCCAGCCAAGCATTAATTGATGCCAGAAATTTAGAGGCTAGAACTTCTGCTGGAACTTTGACTGCGGCCCAGAAGGCTGCGGCTGATGCGGCCCAGTTGGCTTTGGTGACTAGCCAAAACGAAGCGGCTTTACGTTTGCAACAACGCAATGCAGCAGCGGCTGCGGCTGCTGCTGAAGCAGCCCGTTTGGCTGGATTAAGAACTAGCACTGGCGTAACTGGCACTGGCATGACTGGTGGCGCTGGTGGCGTGACTGGTGGCACTGGTGGCACTGGTGGCGCGGCTGGTGGCACTGGCGGCTTACTTGGTCCAACTGGCAGCATGAGCATTACTGGCACAACGCCATTCGCAAATGCCACTCAAGGCTTTGCCCAAAACTTTGGAAATTACACATCAATCCCAATTGGCGCTCAGTACAACCCCAACGTGGTTGGCGGCACTGGCTCACCTTATGCCCAAGTCATGGGCCAGATGCGACCAGTTGGCAATCCATACGCGAATGTGGTGGCAGGCCAAGCAATGGGTGGCTACAACCCTGCTTTATATGACCAGATTGCCGCGGCTAATTTGGCGCAAGATATTGCTGCCAAAGGTGGCACAACATTGGCTGATTATTATGGCGGTGGCGACAGTGGCGGTGATGGTGGTGGAACTGGCGGTGGCGGTGGTGCTACCGGTGGCGGTGGTGGTGGTGCAATGGCCAAAGGTGGCTATGTCCATGGCGGCCTGATGTTTGGGGCAAACCCTCCTGGTCCAGATGATGGCGCTGTCAATCTTGACATGGGCGAGTATGTGATCAAGAAGTCTTCAGTCGATAAGTATGGCCGTGGACTTTTGGACATGATCAATGAGGGCAAAGTGCCTGCCAAGAAAATGAAATCTTTACTCGGATAAGGTGGCAATATGTCAAAAGGCGGAACAACAACCTCAACAAGCTCCATTGATCCACAGATCAAAGAAGCATTTTTGGCCAACTTTCAGCAGGCCCAAGGGGTCGCTGGCGCTTTGCCGACTCAGCAGTTTGCTGGCTACAACCCAATGTACCAGGCAGGCGAGGAAGCTCTGGTCAATGCTGGCCTTGCTGGCCCAGGCATTACTGGCACAGACTTGGCAGCCCAAATGGCGGCTTATGGCGGTGTCTACCAGCCTGGTCAGATCACAGCGCAGCAGACTAATTTGAGCATGGGACAAGGTCCAGGCTCTATTGGCTCTTACATGAACCCATACACAAGCATGGTGCGTGAAAACGCATTGGCTGATCTGGAATCAGCAAGACGCGCTGCCATCCAGCAAACTGGTGAACGTGCCACACAAGCCCGTGCATTTGGTGGATCACGCCAAGGTGTGGCAGAGGCTTTGACCAATGCAGGCTTTGCCAAGCAGGCCGGAACACTTGGAACAACTTTAAACGAGCAGGCATTTAACCAGGCAATGGCCATGCAGCAGGCAGACATTGGCCGCAGATCAGCAGCCGACATTGCCAATCAGCAAGCAGGCTTGCAAGGTGCGCAATTAAGGCTAGGCGGTGCAAGCCAGCTGGGTAATTTGGCTGCACAGCAACAAGCATTGCGTCTTGGTGGCGCTCAAGCGGTCATGGCCGCTGGTGGTGCGCGTCAGGCTCTGGACCAGCAACAAATGGATGCGATCCGCAACATTGGACTTCAGCGTCTTGGCGTGGTCCAGTCTTCACTGGGTGCGCAGCCTGCCAATCTTGGCATGGTGGCAACAACTCCATACAGTCAGAATGTCGGTGCTGGCCTATTAGGCGGTGCATTGGCTGGCTCTCAATTGGCTGGCACTCTTGGTCTGACAGCAGGCACTGGCGCTGGCCTTGGTGCATTGGCTGCCTTGATCTAACATGAGACAAAACCCAACCCCAGAGCCACAACGCTACGCTGACGCGCAGCTCATGGCTTTGCTTGATCCATCAAGCAAGCGTGACACCATCCTGATCACGCCTGGATCACCGATGCCCTCACGCATCCCTGACGGGTTGACAGTGGCTCAGACAAGCCGCGGCATTGTGATCACCAGTGATCCGGCAAAAGTCAGGATCATTGATCAAGGGTCTGAGAAAGATGTGGGCATGGCACTGTTTGGCTATGCGCACGATCAGGCCAAGGGCTTTGACAATGTGGCAGTGGCCATGGATAGAAGCGGCATTCCAGTGGCAGAGCTGGCCATCAAGCCTGGTCAGGAAAGACGGGCCATGAGGGCCGCGTCTTTGCTTGCACCAGATACGGGGTCAACTAACATGATGAGCAGAGGCGATGTGGTCAATACACGCCTCAGAGGTTTATTGGATTAAGGTGGAAATATGGCTAACGAATTTGATTTTGCAAGTTTAGGCAATATGTTTGGCGGTGGTGGAATACCATCAGGACTTGAGGCTTTGCTGACAGAAGACCAGCGCAAACTGCTTGGTCGCAATGCTGCACTGTCAGCAGCTGGCGCACTATTGCAGGCCAGTGGCCGAAGTGCAGTCCCAATCAGCATGGGCCAGGCACTTGGATCAGCCTTGCAGGCTGGTCAGCAAGGTTATCAGCAGGCTAGGACCAGCTCTTTCCAAGATTTGCTTTTGGGTCAGAAACTGCAAGAGGCTAAATCAGCCCAAGATTTGCAAAAGCAAGTCGCTGGCGTATTGACTGGCCCTGCACCAACTGCATTGAGTCCAGAGATGCAAGCCTTGGCTGTGCCTGGTATGCAAGCTGGCCCAACGATGGCCCGCGCTGAACTGGCTGCAAATATTCCACAGCCAAGTGCCAATGAGATTAAAGCTGGCCAGTATTTAAGGATCGCAGACATTTATGCAGCAGCTGGCAAAGGTGAAGACGCAAAGCGCTATCAAGACATTGCCAGAGATTTAAACCCAAGGGCTGAAGTTGTTGGCCAACCATTTGAGGTGACTGACCCTAAAGGCAATCCCATCTTGGTCCAGCAATACAAGTCTGGCGACATCAAGACCATGCAGGGATTTGGTCCAAAGCGTGATGTCGTCTTGCAAAACCTTGGTGGCACGACTGTGGCTGTTAACAAGTCATCATTAAAAGGTGGCGAAACATTTGCCCAAACAATGACACCAAGCGAGATTGCCAACTTGAAAGTGGCTCAAGGCAATTTGGCCGTGGCCCAAGGTGGTCTTGGTTTGCGTCAGCAAGAATTTTTGCGTGGTGCGACAGAGATCAGAGAAACCCCAGAAGGCTTTGCCTATGTGCCAAAAGCACCAGGCGGTCAAGCCATGCCAGTCATGGGCGCTGGTGGCCAACAACTCAAAGGTGTCTCTGGCGGTAAGCCGACAGAGGGTGAAACAAATGCTGCTGGCTTTGCCCAGCGCATGGAATTGGCTCAAAGCATCATTGGCAGTTTGCCTGCTGGCTCACAACCAGGCGCTGGGACTCGAACTCTTGAGGCCATCCCGCTTGTGGGTGGTGCATTGGCTCGAAGTGGCCAAAGTGTGCAGACGCAACAATTTGACCAAGCGGCACAAGACTGGATTCGCGCCAAGCTGCGCAAAGAATCTGGTGCTGCCATTGGCGTGGATGAGGCGCGACAAGAATATGCGACTTATTTCCCAATGGTGGGCGATACACCAGAGAAGATTGCGCAAAAAGCAGAAGCTAGGCGCGTGGTTACAGAGGGAATGAAAAAATCTGCTGGCAAGGCTTATGAGCCTTACACCCCATTAGCGCCTGCACCGACTGCTGTCCCTGCTGCACAGCCAATGATGTCTGGTGTCCCAACATGGGACCCAGTCAAAAAACAATATGTTTACCAGTAAGGTGAAGTTATGACCCAATATGTGAATGTCATTGGTGTTGGTCCAGTCGGGTTTCCTGACGACATGACCAAAGAGCAGATCACCGAAATATTAAAGACAATGCCGCCTCCAGTGGCTGCACCAGCTCAAGCGCCAGACACACTGGGCCGTCAAGTTGGAATGGCTGCTCGACCCATGGCTCAAGCGGCATTGACTGCTGGTGGCCTGCTGCCTATGGTGGTCGATCCTATGGTCAACTTTTTTAACTTGGCTGCTGGGACAAGAATCCCAACGCAAAGCCAAGCCGTTGAAAGAACATTGACAGGCATTGGATTCCCAGAGGCTAGAACACCCCAAGAGCGAATCATGCAAGATGTGGCCACTGCGGGTTATGGCACTGGTGGTGTTGCGCGTATTGCGGGTGAAGTCGCGCCAAGATTGCCTGGCGTGGCTAGAGACTTGGCTAAATTCTTTGCGCAAAGTCCACAGGCCCAGACAGCGGCTGCATTGACAGCATCAGGCGCTGGTGGAATGTTGCGCGAAGGTGGTGCGCCTCCAGCTCTCCAAGTTGGCGGTGCAATGTTGGCAGGCATGGTCGCCCCAGGTGGTCCAAAGCTCTCACCTACACAAAGAATCTTAGAAGCGCCTGGTGCAATGGTTAAGCCATTTACACAAACAGGCCGTGAGGTCATTGTTGGCAATGTCTTGAATCGACTGGCCACAAACCCAGAGCAAGCAGCACTCAATTTGCAACAGGCCCAGCCTCTTGTGCCAGGTGTGAGAGTCACGACAGCGGCTGGTGCGCGTGATCCTGGCTTGGCTGCGGCTGAGACTGCCATTCGCGCATTGGACCAGTCTGGTGCATTCCCAAGCGTATTGTCTGCAAATCAGCAGGCTTTGCTTGAATCATTCAGAAGGCTTGGTGGCCGTGGTGGCGATGTAACTCAGCCTGGCTCTATTCCATACGCTGAAGCCAAACGCACCAGCATCACAGCCCCAATGCGTGAGTCTGCATTTGCCAACAAACAGCCCGTAAGTGTCGAGCCAATCACAAGCGCCATCAGCGGCATCATGGCCAACCCTGCAACCCAGCGCAAATCAGTCGATGAGGCGATGGGCTATGTCAACAACCTATTGGCCAAGCGTATTGATCCAGATACTGGGACTATTGACCCAATGGCTTTGTACAGTGTCAGAAAAGACATCACAGATGCCATGGCTGGCAAGTTGGCAGGCGAACAAGCCAATTTGCGTTTGGCAAAGGGCCAGCTGGCTGATCTATTGCCAGTCATTGACAACGCCATTGAATCTGGCGCTCCAGGCTTTAAGAACTACATGGAAAAATATGGCAAGTCATCGAGTGCCATTGACCAGATGCGATTGTTGCAGGGCATCGAGGCCAAAGTCACAACTGGTCAGCCCAACCTGATGACGGGTGAGCCAGTCTTGGCAGCGTCAGCATTGCGCAGACAACTGGCTTCTAAAGCAGAAGAAATTGGCACTCAATTGTCGCCAGCGGCTCAGACCCGTTTGGACAACATCATCAACGAGATCAATCGTGGTCAGGCTGCAACTGCACCAGGCGTGAAAGCCCCTGGTTCAAACACATTCCAAAACATGAGCATGGGCAACCTGATTGGCCGTGTGTTTAGTGAGTCAATGGCTGACAACACCACGCTGCGCACCATGACAAGGCCACTAGACTTTCTTTATAAATTGCCTGATCAGCAGATTCAGCAATTGCTTGTTGAGGCTATGCTTGATCCCAAGTTGGCAGCAACAATGATGGGCAAGGCCAACATTATGAAAGTCGAGCCATTGGCCCAGTCATTGCGCAAAAAGGCTGAACAAATGGGATTTGGCGCGGCCATTGGTGCGCAAGAATAACTAAGACCCAAAAAACGCGGCCACCAGAGGGTCGCGTTTCACAACCCGTCTTTTCTGCCTGCGTCTGGCAGCGTCAAAGTCTTTGTCGTCTGCACTCATTTTGTCGCGGTATTTCCTGATTCGGTCTGAGCCTGGCACTGGCCCAGGCGCTATGGCATCTTCACCATCCCCCCAAGACCACAGAGGCCGCCACTGGCCATTGGCACTGACTCTGGTATATCCGCTGATATATACCAATTCATGGCGGTGCAGATCAAACAGAATTCGCGCTGCACTGCGCCTGGCACAAAAGCACAGCTTGGCCAGATCAAGGTCTGACAGATTGCCTTTCTTTTGCAGTGCTGCCTCGATGGCAGGCTCTACACGGGGTTTTAAGCCTCTGGCCATGTGCTGGTCTCCATTCGGGCTTTCAAGCGCTCCAGCATCGTTTTGACAACGAATGCACGGGCTTTGACTTCAGTGGGGATGGCGTGGCCATAAACTTCTGGGTGAAGTAGGTCATTGACCAGGTCAAGGCAGGCATCGATGGCTGGTGGCAATTCTTTATCGGTCATTGTATTTTTCAAGCGCAGCCACTTCAATGTGGTCCACCAACCCCTGCAAGATCATGTGAGCAATGTCCACCACAGTGCCGGCAATGTATGCGTTATTGAGCATCATTCCCTCTTCTAAATCAGGCTCATAAGGTGCGCCATAAGAATCGGTCGATCCTTTCTCTTCTGGGCTGTATTCCAGAAAGCATATAAGGTCAACACCCTCAATGGTGCAGTCAAAACGATAGAGGCCATCTGGGTAGATAGGTGTAGTGGTCATGATTAACCCCTCCAAGCCAGCATCACGCCAATGCCACCAAAAATGATGATGGCCAAGGTCCATTCGATCAGGGCGGTAATGATTTTCTGTTTCATGGTTTTCTTTCGTTAAATAGGGCCGAAGCCCCGTGGGTTAATTAGGCTGCGGCTTTCTCAGCAAATAAGCGCTTGGCTTCTGTGCCTTGATCGACATACTCATCAGAGCCATAAGCTGGATCGACTTCATCCCAAAATGTAGGAGAAATAAACTTGCCAGCTTCAAGCGCTGCATTAACACGGGCGGCTAAACGATCTGCTTTGGCTGAAGCCTCTGCGCGTAAATCGGGGAAGCAAGCGTCGCCAGTCTCTTCACAAATAACTTGCTGAGTGCCATTAAAAGTGGCTTGATGACGAAAACGCTTACCAGCTGCATTCTCAATAACCACATAAAACTGCTCTGCAATGAATGGATGACCATCACAAGAGTAACCAGCGTTGAATAGATCAGAAGCTACTGAGGCGGTAAAAGTTGTGTTTTTCATTTCGTTTCTTTCGTTTACTTGTTTAGGAGTAACGAATTCTGACAGAAAACAAATATCTTGCAACAATTATTTTTATGTGTTGTTTTTATACATAAAGCGCAATTAGAATGCGGTCATGCAATCAATTCACGATATCAAGGCAAGGGCGAAGGCCAACAAGATCACCATGGCCGCGGTATGCAATGAGGCTGGCATCCAACAGTCCCAGGTAAGCCGATGGCTGTCTGGGACTGTTGAGCCACTGTGGACATCAGTCAATCAATTGCACTTGGCCCTTGAAAAACTGATCGACAGATCACCAGTCGTTATCGACTGACTCGGCAGCAGTTGGCGCACTCTTGCCAGCCACCACGCCAAAGTCACTGGCCGCTGATGGCTTTGCACCACCGAGCGAGTCACCTTTACTTAAAAGCATGATGTTGTTGAGACCATACGACACGCCCTTATTGCCTGCTTGGTCATAAGCATAGGCATTCAGACTGACTCGGCCATAGTCGCCAGAGACAATGTCTTGTGATCCAAGAATGTCATGGCCATGGGCATCCACTGCACCAGGCTTATTGGTTGACTTGGTGTTGAAGAAATAATGGCCTGCATACTCTGGACCCAGTGGGCCGCCATCGGATTTGACTTCTGTGTCGCCATCACGCAAGGGATTTTTGACAGTCTTTGGGATTTTGTCCCCAAACTTGGCAGTCAATGCGGCCTTGGCTGCCGCTTTCAATTGGTTCACAGTGTCAAGGTCTGTCTTTGGGACAAGCACTTGCGTTGAAAACTCTTCTTTCCCGTTCATTTCATTCTTACGCGCAGTCAAAGCGCTGAAATATGAGAAACGAACTTTTCCGGTTACGACTCTGGTAGACATGGTTTTTTCCTTTTAAGGGTTTACGAGGTTTAACGATTTATCGTTTTCTGCGTTTGCAGAAATTGCACTTTAGCACAAATGCAGATATGATCGCAACAACTTAAAACGAGGAAACCGAAATGCAACTATTCCCCCATCAGCAAGAGGCCAAGCTCTTCTTGCTGTCTAGGCGCAGGGCCATACTGGCCGACCAGCCACGGGTTGGCAAGACGCTACCCACAGCAGCTGCTGCACTTGAAAACCTACCCGCACTGATCGTTTGCCCAGCCATTGCCAAAACAGTCTGGGAGTCTGCGTTTGCCAAGCTCGCGCCCAACGTCTCGGTCCATGTGGTCAATGGAAAACGAGGCGCTTCAGAGGTAAACAGTGCCGATGTGACCATCATTAACTATGATGTCTTGCAATATGCACAAACAGATTTGGACAGATATAGCACTCTAGTTTTGGATGAGTGCCACAGGATTAAGAATCCAAAAGCCCAAAGGACTAAGGCGGCCATGCTGGCTATGAAGAAGATTTCCTTTGTTTATGCATTGTCTGGCACACCCATCCCAAACAGGCCCATCGAGCTGTGGCCCATTCTGCACGGCCTTGGCATTTACAGAGGTGGCTGGTATGACTTTGCAGGCCGTTACGCAAAGATGTGGGTCGCGCCATGGGGCTTGGATACCAGTGGCGCATCCAACCTGGTCGAACTCAAAGACATGATGAAACCCCATGTCATGCGCAGAAAGAAAGAAGCCATTTTCAAAGACTACAAAGAGCCACAAGTCAGCCTGATCACCTTTGACCTACCCAATGACAAACGTGAGCAAAGTTTTGATGCCGATGCCTTGATGGCAAACCCCAATGCCTTGCTGGCCTTTGAGGGTCTGGCCGAGATCATGCGGGAAGCCGGAATGCGCAAGGTCAAGGCCGCCAGTGAATTCATTGATGACTTGCTCCAAGCCAACGATCCAGTGGTGGTATTTGCGCACCACAAGGATGTAGTGGCCGAGCTGGAGAAACTGCTATTTGTTCACAAGCCAGTGACAGTGGTGGGTGATACCGCACGGGCCAAGCGCGACAAAGCTATTGCCGATTTCCAGTCTGGCCAGACCAAATGCATCATTGGCAACATTGCCGCCATGTCTGAAGGTGTGGACCTATCCGCTGCCGACACGATTGTCTTTGTTGAATGCACTTGGTCCACATCAGCACTGGAGCAGGCCAGCAGCAGGGTCGAGAACATCAACAAGTCAGGCATTCCACCCGTCATCTACATTCTGACCATCAAGGCCAGCTTGGACCATACAGTCTTGGCCAAGGTCTTAAAGAAGCTCAATATCGTCAACCAAATCATTTAACCCTTGGAGAAACCATGCAACATGAAACCCGTAAACACGCCCGACTCTCAGCATCCAGAACAGACCGCTTCATGTCTTGCCCTGGCTCATACAGGCTTGAATCCCTCATGCCTTATGAGCCAGCAGGCGAAGCCGCTGCCATTGGTACAGCGATCCATGAACTCTCTGAGATCATTCTGCGCAATGGTGAGATACCAACCGGAACTGATCCGGACCATCTTTCAATGGCCCAAGGCTATGCCAACTTTGTCAACACTCTGGTCGAGAATCCGCGCAAAAAGCTGATCGAAGTCAATCTCGATGAGGGTCTGAAGTCTCTGCACCCAGCGCTTGGTGGGACTGCCGATGCAGTCCTGGTCGATGGCAACCATCTTCATGTCATTGATCTGAAGACTGGCCGAGTCGCTGTGGATGCCCAAGACAACAAGCAGCTCTTAACCTATGCCCTTGGAGCAATGCGCCAGCTCAAAGCGCCAAGCACCATCGAATGCACCATGCACATATTCCAGCCGCGGGTTGGCCACAGCAAGTGGACAGTGTCGGGCAACCGCTTGAACTTGCATGGTGAGCGCTTGAAGTCGGCAGCCGAGCTGGCGCTCACAGGCGATGCACCCACAAACCCAAGCCCCGATGCCTGCCGATACTGCAAGGCCAAGACCATTTGCCCATCCATGCGCGAGAAGGTCCAAGAGGTCGCTAGAAGCGATTTCAAGCCTGACACCACTGTTACCCCAGAGATGCTAGATAACGCGGCTCTGGTGGCTGCATGGGCCGATGCAGTGCAGTCTGCTGCCAAAGATCAATTGACCAATGGCCAAGCAATCACTGGCTGGACCATGCGCGCAGGCCGCAAGACTAAATTTTGGAAAGATGAGGCGCTGGTCATGGAAGCATTCAAAGACAACTTGAAAGTGTGGGAGCTGAAGTCGCCCAGTGCTGTCTTGAAACTTGGTGTCGAAGTCAGCGAAGACCTAGTCGGTGAGAAGACTGCTGCGCCAAGTCTTGTCAAGGCCAAGGAATAGAATCACATCCCCTGCCAAAAGAAAAGACCTGACAGCGCGTTAACACTGCCAGGTCAAAGGTCAATCTCATGGCAACTTACAAATGAAACCCCAACTTAAAGGAATTTCAGTGCCAACTATAACTGAAACACCCCTGCCAGACACATTCAGTCAGTCCCAGTCTGTCGCCTGCAAAATAGGTGCAGTCGCGCCTGATGCTGTCTTTTGTACGTTTGCCCTGCAAGGCAACAAAAAGATTCCTTACAAGCGAAGCGGCCAAGGCGTGGCACGGGATACAGACCCGTCAGACCTTTACAACTCAGAAGATATCTGGGCCATGGAGTCATGCCCTCATGGCCAATATCTTGGCTTGGTCCAGCAGCGCCCCATCATCAGCGCATCAGGCAACTTTCTGGTTTGCCTCGATGTGGACATGAAACACGCATCAGGCCCGACCAATGTGGCCATTCAGCGCATGGCCAAGTATGTCAAGCAGCACAAGATGCTGACCGAGGTTTCTGTCTCAGGCCGTGGCCGTCATGTCTTCTTATGGGTCTCACCACCCAAAGAATCTGACCAAGTCTTACCCAAATACAAACTGGGCGGTGGCCAAGAGCTAGAAGTCTTTGGCCTGCCAAACAGTGCGGGCAAGTCAGTGCTACTTTCTGGCAATTCGGTGGTCGGTGAATTCCAAGAGGCCGTGGATTTGCATGAACTTTTAATGGACTGGGGCATCATCGAGCAGCACCAGCTGCAAGAGCCAAAGCCTGCACCACCGAGCCAATCATTTGACTTCACCCAATTAGGTTCAAGACTGGATGACAGCGATCTTGATCGTGCCATCAAGGCTTTGCACCATATCAGCCCAGACTGCGACTATGACCAGTGGATTGAACTTGGCCAAGCGCTGCACACTGAATTTGGCGAGGCTGGTCTCGGCCCATGGATGACATGGTCCATGGCAGGCAACAAGTTTGCAGGCACAAAAGACATTGAAGTCCACTGGAAGAGCTTTCACCAAGGCAAAGGTGTGGGGCTTGGAACTTTGTACAAACACGCCAAAGACGCTGGCTGGGAAGCCCCAACCAAGCAGTCCGAGCGCAAGTCAGCGGTGGAAGACTTTGCAGCAGTGATTGGCCAAGCTGAAGCGCAAATTGAAGCGCAAAAAGAGACCAAAGGCTGGCCAGAGCGAACACTGACCATTGGCCAGATCAAGCCCATTCGCTACATGGTCAAAGGCTTTTGGGCGCACAGTTTCATGGTGCTGGCTGGTCAGCCTGGCATTGGCAAGACCACAGCAGTGATCAGTCTGTGCATGGTCATGGCAGGCTTACAGGCCAAAGACTGTGAACTCACGGCCACCAAGAAACGCAAAACAATCATAGTGACTGAAGACTCGGACCAAGTCGAGAGAACTCTTACAGGCTATGCCAGGCATTACGGGATCAGTGCGGCTTCATTATCAGACTGGTTTGTCATCATCGATGCCAAAAGGTCCAATGTGAAAGATTTACTCATGCTTGCACATAATGTAATAAATCACACGATTGATAATGTACGGCCATTATTAGTTTTGGACACGGCTAATGCCACAATGGATATTGATAATGAGAATGACAACTCAGAAGTTGGTGCATATATTGCCGCACTAAAGCAGACCATTTATATCCAACTGGACACGCCAGTCTGCATCATTACCCACACAAACAAGACCATCAGCAAGTCAGACTCAGATGCCACAGCCCGTGGTGCATCAGCATTCACAGGCGATGCAACCCTGACCGGAGTGCTGTTTGAAGATGAGACCAAGACCCGCTATATGCGCCTGGTCAAGACCCGTTATCAGCCCAACTTCAGAGAAATCAAATTCAATAGCGATGTCTTTGCCGACACTGTGCTGGATGAAGACGGGGATGTCCAAGAGCAAATGGTGCTGCTGGTCGTGCCAGCCATGTCATCGGAAGAAGACCGAAGGCAAGCAGCCAACGACCGGCAGAACGATAAGAAGCAGCAGCAAGTCCAAGATGCGTGTGATGCTGCCTGCAACTTTGTCCAATCCATCATCAATGCCAAAGGCGCGGTGATCATGCGCAGAGGGTCTGGCAGGCCATCAGTGCCAAAAGAACTCATAACAATGCACCAGCTGGAGTGGGCTGACATCTATCAGGCCGTGCCAATGGCCGACCAAAGCTACGCAAGAAAGGCCGTCAGCGCGGCCATATTTCAGCGCTTTGCAATGGACCAAGCAAGCAGCGGATGGGTTCAAATAAAGTAAACCGGTAAACCGGTAGTAAACCGGTAGTAAAGCGGTATACCGGTTTAGATAATGGCAGGTCTGTTGGTATAAGTGGGGGTCGTAGACCCACTTATCCACAGGCCAATCTGGTCAGTTTTGGGATAGTGAAAAGTAAACAGGTAAACCGGTAGATTTCCTTTGTCCATACCGGTTTACTTTTGACCCTTTCGGGAGGTTTTGCATGGGACAAGAAGTTAGACAGTTATCCACAGGTTATCCACAATCTGACAAATGGGTTGAAGATGAGCGCGTTTTCTGCCACCAGTGCAGTAAAGCGGTAGAAGTGGACATGAAGCAGTCCATGCCAGCCGAGCAGATGGAAAGGCACAGAAAGGTCAACTCAAAGCCATTGCAGTGGATGTTTGACGAAGCAAAGATTCGGAATGGATGGGCAACCATCACATGGTCCGAACATCAATGCAGCCAAACCGGACTGGCTGCATTCCCGACCGATGTCAAACACCGATGCCACTTGTTTCAAGCCAAAGCCACGGCAGTAGAATCCGAGTCATGGTGGTTGACATAAAGCGCAAGCGCAAAAGCATTGAACACATTGACCAGGTCAAGGTGGTGCAACACATTCGTGCGTTTTATCCGGACTGCATCATTGCAGCAATACCCAATGGAGGCGATAGAAGCGCTTCAGAGCGCGTCAGATTGCATTCTGAAGGGGTTTTAGCAGGGATGCCTGACCTTTGCGTCTTAGAGCCTAAAAATGGGTTTCATGGGCTTTTCATTGAGATGAAGACCAAGGCCGGAGTGGTGTCAAGCAAACAAAGCGCTGTGGGTTTGCAGTTAAACGCAAAAGGATATCTGTGCCTGGTCTCAAGATCAGCGCCAGATGCAATCAAAATCATTGAAGGGTATTTGAATGGCCAAGCCAAAAAAGAGTGCAGCAACATTGAGTGAGCTTGCTGACAACATTGTCGAGCGTCAGCTCACATTGCGTGACCAGGCTGCAATCGAGCGCAAAGAAATGAGCAGCATCAATAAGAAAATTCATGCCTTTGGTGGTGAAGCCATGGTCTTTGACCACATCTCACAGGGGAAGACCATCGATTCAGTGATTAAGTCTTTGGAGATAAGCATTGGCGGTTTCTACAAATGGGTCGAAAGAGATGCCAAGCGGGGAGAACTCCTCGCACGCGCACGCACGCGAGGTGGGAGAAGTTTAGCAGAGCAGACGCTGGAAATTGCAGACTCTGCCACGCCTCAAGAAGCACAAGTGGCCAAGCTGAGAGTGGACACAAGGCGCTGGCTGGCCTCTAAGCAAGCGCCAGACGAGTATGGTGACAAGCAGCAGCCACTGGTCAACATCGACCTTGGAAGCATGGCCCTTGATGCATTGCGCAAGCGCAGCATGACAATTGAAGATATGAATACCAAATGATTCAGTCACTTTATACAACGACCATTATGTTAAGTGGATAAGTCGTTATCCACAGAATTAAGTGCATTAAAGTATTACAAGCCTAGTTATGCACAGGAATCTGTGGATAAAGTTGGCCAAAATCTGGGGACAAGTCGGTGGTGGCCAGCTGGCGGTCGGTGGCCGAGACCCCCCCCGTGGCCGCTTTGGCGGGGGCGACTGTGGCGGCACTAAACACCTACAAAAAAAATTTTTAAAAAAATAAAAAATAATTTAACAAACAAATCAAATTGTGCAAAAATGTCAACTCCACAAACAACGGAGTAAACGAATGAAATCTAAGTTAGCGACAGTGATCTTCAAAGGTCAGGAGTGGGTCGTCATCGACACTGCCGAGGAAAAAGACGGGAAGGTCTTCTGCACCTTAATGAGTCCAGACGGGACAACTGTCTTACACGCATGGGTGGACATTAACCAGATCGTGGGAATAATATGAATACACAAATGCTTATTAAAGTGCGCCAGTTATTCAATGTGGATTATGTGCCGAGAAGCACAAACAGACATAATCAATTGCAATATATCAAGGCGATTAGATTATTAGGTGATAAATGGTTAATCCATAAAAATAATGAAGTGCAGAAAATACCCCAATGAAGAGTAACTTTGTAAATAACCCAGTCAGATTGAATGGAAACGTGCATGGCCACAAATTACAGATTTGCAATAAGTGCGCCCAAAAAAAGCCACCAGAGGGTGGGGTTGAGATGAGTGCGACCAGGTGGTTATGTGCATCATGCTGGACCAATCGGATCACGGGTCGGAACTTAAAGCAAGCGAGGGGTCTGTGAAAGAGAACGTCTTTGCCCAGTGGGTAGACCGATATCAGCCTGATCCAGTCTTGTTTGTGCAAGAGGTGTTGGGGGTTGACCCTGACCCGTGGCAGATTGAGTTTTTGAAGGCCATTGCACGGGGTGATCGGAAGATAAGTGTCAGAAGTGGCCACGGGGTGGGGAAAAGTACGGCAAGCAGCTGGGCCATGCTCTGGTACTTTATGACGCGGTCTCCGGTCAAGGTGGTGGTCACTGCACCGACAAGCAGCCAGCTTTATGACGCGATGTTTGCGGAGCTGAAGCGCTGGATCAATGCGATGCCTTTGCCTTTGCAGCAGTTACTGACTGTCAAGCAAGAGAGGATTGAGTTTAATGCTGCACCGACTGAGATGTTTATTTCGGCCAGGACAAGTCGGGCCGAGCAGCCGGAAGCCTTGCAGGGAATTCACTCAGAGAATGTGATGCTGGTGGCTGATGAGGCTTCTGGTGTGCCAGAGCAAGTGTTCGAGGCCGCGGCTGGCTCGATGTCGGGGCATAACGCGGTGACGCTGCTTTTGGGCAATCCAGTGAGAAATAGTGGGTTTTTCTACGACACTCACACGCGCCTGGCTGATGAGTGGACTACGTTTCAAGTGGCCTGCACTGATTCGCCAAGGGTGTCGGATGAGTACGTCAAAGAGATGGCCATGCGCTATGGCGAGGAAAGCAACGTCTACCGGATCAGGGTGATTGGTGAGTTTCCGAAGGGGGATGACGACACTGTCATTGCCATGGATTTGCTGGAAAGTGCTTTGAATCGGGATGTCGCGCCAAGTGACTATGCGCCCATGATCTGGGGCTTGGATGTGGCGCGGTTTGGTAGTGACAGATCAGCTCTGTGCAAGCGCCAGGGCAATGCTGTGACTGAGGCTATTCGGACATGGAAAAATCTGGACCTGATGCAATTGACTGGTGCGGTGGTGGCCGAGTATCAGGCATTGCCACCCAGCCAGCAGCCAAAGGAAATACTGGTCGATTCGATTGGCCTTGGAGCTGGCGTGGTGGACAGGCTGCGGGAGCTGGGCCTGCCAGCGCGTGGGATCAATGTGAGTGAATCACCCGCGATGGGTGGAACTTACAGGAATCTGAAAGCAGAGCTGTGGTATCGGGCCAGAGCCTGGCTTGAGGCTAGAGACTGCAAGATGCCAAAGGATGATGTCTTGATTGCCGAGCTGGCCACAGTGCGGTACTCATTCACCAGCAACGGCAAGATCGCCATCGAGGGGAAAGACGAGATCAAGAGACGCGGCCTGCCAAGCCCAGACAAGGCCGATGCCTTTGTCCTGACATTTGCGTCTGATGCGATTGCAGGGATGTACGGGTCAAGTGGATCAGGAAAGTGGTCGCAACCCCTGCGCAGAAACCTTGTGCGGGTTGCATAATTCGGGTATTGACAAACCAATGGGGGAATCCTATGAAGGCGATGACGAAAGCGCAAAAGAAGGTCGGCAAGGTAATGGGTGAGTACAAAGCTGGCAAGCTCCACAGCGGTGGAACTGGCAAAATTGTTAAGAATCCTAAACAGGCCATTGCCATTGCAATGTCTGAAGCAAAGATGCCAATGCGCGGTCAGCGCACGGCCACAAACAAGGCGAAAAAATAATGGCTACTATGCAGCGCACCATGAGCCAGGTCATGGACCGAGAAGAGGGCGAGGACATGAGCGCAGGCGAGAACTGCCCTATGCCCACGCAAGACATTACCCTCAATCTGAAAAACCGCGCCAAGGCAATCACCAGCGCGGCCTATGGTCCTGAGAATCCCAAACTGCCTAATGAGGCTTTTTGGCGCAAGAAGGCTGACCAGTGGGATGTGAGCATGGATGACGCAAAGCAGAGCCTATGCGGTAACTGCGCAGCGTTTAACGTGTCTGACAACATCAAAGAGTGCATTGCCCAAGGCATTGGCATGGAAGCTGACCCATGGGGAACAATCAAGTTGGCCGATCTCGGTTATTGCGAAATCTTTGATTTCAAGTGCGCAGCAAGCAGAACTTGTGATGCATGGGTGGTCGGTGGTCCGAACACGGGTGAGCAAGAGGGTGAAGAATCTGAAGACTATGAAGAGGGAGAAGAGGAATGAAACAAGGTTTGTATTCCAATATTGCAGCCAAGAGAGAGCGTATCAAGTCCGGCTCTGGTGAAAAGATGCGCAAGCCTGGTGCTAAAGGCGCGCCATCAGCTGCCGACTTCAAAGCCGCGGCCAAGACTGCAAAGAAGCCAAAGAAATGAAGACCCCAGCCTGGCAGCGCAAAGAGGGCAAAAGCCCGTCTGGCGGCTTAAATGCCAAAGGTCGGGCCAGCGCCAAGGCCGAGGGCATGAACTTGAAAGCGCCAGTCAAGTCTGGCGACAATCCAAGACGCGCATCATTCTTGGCGCGGATGGGCAATATGCCTGGGCCTGAAATGAAGGGTAGTGAGCCGACCAGGCTGCTGCTGAGTCTGAAGGCATGGGGTGCAAGCAGCAAAGAAGATGCACGGGCCAAAGCCAAAGCGATATCTGCAAGAAATAAGGCAAAGAAATGATTTGTCCGATTGTCATTGCCACTGTCAAAGGCCATGGTCTGGCCGTATTGCTCGAATCCATCAGGCAATACGCGCCAGAGTGTCCGGTTTACTTGCGCGGCCCAGAGTCTGTCATCGAGCATTTTGATGCCGATTACAAAATCTATGGCCTGCCAAGGAGCTTTGGCGAGGACTATAACGAGGTGATCGAGGCGGCCATGAAAGACTGGTCGTCTTGCATTGTGGCCAATGACGATGTAGTGCTGACACCTACCAGTGTGAAGGTGCTGATGGAAGATGTGTCCATTGTCAGGACCATGAACAGCTACAAAGCTGGGTGGGTCGCATCAAGAACTGATGCAGCTCCACCTTGTCAAAATGTGCGGGTTAGTGAGCCAGATGAGAAGCTCTACTTTTACAAATTTCCGTCTGAGTCACACATCAAACTGGCCCAAATAATTAGCCCAATCTTTGCATGGATATCAAGTGATGCATTTGAAGAGGCAAAGTTTCCCCCTCTGAATTGGTACTCAGATGATGTGCATTGTATGGACTTAATCAAAAAAGGCTATGGCCACTATGTGAGTGCCAGTTATGTCCACCACATTGGCTCAAACACCATTGGCTTTAATGCGCAAAAACTGCATGAAGATTCGCTGCCATGGCTTAGAAAGAATCGACCCGAATATGCGAGTGCCTGGTTTGATTGATGTATTCGCGGTGGCTTATGAGCGCACCAATGAAATGCGGGTATTTGTGCAGTCTTGGATAAATCAGAGTGCAGACAACTGGCGACTTACAGTCATTCACGATGGGCCAAGCACCGAGTTTGAGCAGGCAATGCGGCCACTGGCCAAGCAGATGCCAGAGAAAATCAAGTATTTTTGCACAGAGTCTAGATTCAACGACTACGGGCATTCTTTGAGGCAGATTGGGATTGAGCAGGCCACGGGCGATTATTTGCTGCTGACCAATGCGGATAATTACTTTATCCCAAGAGCAGTAGAAATTTTGAACGTGGCCACTGGGCAACCTGATGTCATTTTGTTTGACATGGTGCATTCCCACAACCGGCCTGGCGGTAGAGATTTGCCGCCTTATTCTTACTTTGAAACAAGTTATAGGCGCAATTCAATTGATATAAGTGCAGCAATTGTGAAGACAGACAGAGCTAAAAAAGTTGGATTTCGAGACAAAGGCTATGCTGGAGATGCAAGCTATTTTGAAGATATCTTGTTAAATGACCAAAATATTTTGGTGGTAAAACTGCCGCATATTCTGTTTGTTCACAATTAGAATTGATTTGAGCCATACAAAAGGATTCCCCATGAACGAGCAAGACATCACCAGCGCCATCAATACCGACATTGCAGCCACCGAGCCAATGGATGATGCAGAGCTGCAAGCGATCATCACGCAAGACCTGACCGATGCAGTGAGTTATGTGGACAGTGATCTGTCACCTACACGCGCCAAGGGGACTGAATACTATCGCGGTGATTTATTTGGTAATGAGGTCGAAGGCAATAGTAAAGTGGTGGCCATGGAAGTGCGGGACACTGTCTCGGCCATGCTGCCAAGCCTGATGCGCGTTTTCTTTAATTCTGAGAATGTGGTGGAATTTGCACCCCGTGGACCAGAAGATGTGAAGATGGCCCAGCAGGCGACCGACTATGCAAACTATGTTTTCCAGAATGACAACAACGGGTTTTTGACCAGTTATGCCATTTTCAAAGATGCATTGGTGCGTAAATGCGGCATTGCCAAATTCTGGTGGGAAGACGAAGAGAAAGTCCGAATCGAAGAGTACACCGGCCTAGACGACCAGACGCTAGAGATGCTGATGCAAGAGCCTGGTGCAAAGGTCAAGATTGTGGTGTCTTATCCTGACCCACAAATTGACGAAATGCAGATTAGCACTGTAGACCCAATGACTGGCCAGCCAGTTATGAATCCACCCGCCATGGTGCATGATGTGCAGATCAAGCGCATCACAAAGGATGGCCGGATCAGGATCATGGCCGTGCCACCCGAAGAGCTACTATTGGACAGACGCGCCAGATCGTTTGACGATTCGACCATCATTGCCCACCGGCAAATGGCCACCATGGCTGATTTGTTGGCTATGGGTTATGACCAGGATGAGATTGAAGAGAATATGTCTTCAACCGACTTGGACAGCAATGACGAATATTTAGCGCGTCAGCCACTGTCCACGACATTTGGCACAAATGACGCTGCCAATCCCATGATGCGCAGAGTGCTTTACATCGAGGCTTATTCCCGTGTGGACTTTGATGGTGACGGCATTGCAGAGCTGCGCAAGGTCTGTTGCATGGGTGGTGGCTATAAGGTGGTGCGTAATTTGCCAGCCAGCTACATTCCATTTGCTGACTTTCCCTGCGACCCAGAGCCACACACAAGCCCACTTGAGGCGATGTCGATTTTTGACATCACCCGCGACTTGCAAGAAATCAAGTCTGAAATACTCAGGAACACATTGGACAGTCTGGCCCAGTCCATTCACCCGCGCACGGCAGTGGTGGAAGGTCAAGTCAATATCGATGATGTCTTGAACAACGAGACTGGCGCGATCATTCGCATGAGAGCGCCTGGCATGGTCCAGCCTTTAACGACTCCATTTGTGGGTCAGGCTGCATTCCCAATGATGGAATACATGGACCAGATCAAAGAAGATCGCACGGGCATGAGCAAGGCGGCCATGGGTCTGAATGCTGATGCATTGCAGTCAAGCACCAAGGCAGCTGTGAATGCAACGATCAATGCCAGCCAAGGTCGTATTGAGCTGACAGCTCGAATCTTGGCTGAAGGCATGAAAAAGCTATTCAAGGGCATTTTGTTCTTGGCCACAACGCACCAGGACAAAGCGCGAATGGTGCGTATGCGCAATGAGTGGGTGCAGATCGATCCAAGATTCTGGGACACCAGCATGGATGCCAACATCAATATTGCCCTGGGCAATGGCGACACCAACGAGAAACTGCAAGCGCTGATGATGATCATGTCCAAGCAAGAGCAAATCTTGCAACAACTTGGCCCAACCAATCCCTTGGTCACGCCCCAGCAGTTTAGTAATACCCTGCGAAAAATCGTAGAGTTATCTGGCTTTAAAGACTCAACCAGCTTTTTTCAGAATATCCCTGCTGACTATGTGCCACCCACGCCACCACAAAAGCCAAGCCCCGAAGAGGTGCTGGCCCAAGTGCAGGCCGAGTCGATCAAGGCAGATATCCAGAAGAAAGCGGCAGAGCTGGAGCTAAAGCGCCAGCAGATGATCATGGATGACGATCTGACCCGCGACAAAATGGCTCAAGATTTGTATCTCAAAAAGTATGAAATTGAGTTAAAGTACAAATCACAGATCAGCACAGCGGAAATTGACGCTGCGCAGAATATTGATCGTGAAGCAATGCGTCAGCAGGCATTGTTGGCCCAGCAGCAGGCGGCACAGTTTGTGTCCCAGCCGCAGCCACCAGCGCCTGAGATGATGCCCCCATCAACCTTTCAAGGAATGGCACAGTAAGTGACAAACGAAGACCTGGTAAGTAAAGGCCGAAAGGCCAAGCAATTGCTGGAGGATGAAACCCTCAATGCAGCAATTACAAAATTGGAAAACGACCAACTTTGGGCATTTAAATCATCTAAACCCGAAGAGTCTGCGAGGCGCGAAACCGCATGGTGTATGTTGCAGGCCATTGATGGCCTAAGACAAGAGTTGGTCAAAGTAATGGACAACGGAAAAATTGCACAGAATGCGATAAGCAAATCACAGAAAATCTAATTTAAAAAAATACTATGGCAGAAATACAATCAATGAATATGGCCGATGCGGCCAGTGCTATCTCGGCAATGTTAGCCCCCGAACAGGGACAAGCAGAACTTGACG